TAAACTACGTGTTTCTGTTATTGCCATTAAATTACTTCTCCTATTCTCTCTGATACACTAAACATCTCTTGAGCGCCAGCGTTTCCTTGTGATTCCTCTGATACTCTACCACCATTTTCTAAATTTTTCATCATGTTTTCCATAACTTCTGCACCTTTATCAATGTCTCCACCGCCAGCATTTCTAACAGCGTCAGCTGTAAATACAAATTCATTTACACTTAGTCTTGCAGGTACATCGTCTGCTTTTTCTTGTTTACCTATTGGTACAAATCCACCTTCAGCTCTATAATCTTTTTCCATGCCTCCAAGGTTCATAAGTCCTCCTTCTTGAGCCGGAACTCTACCACCACCACCAAATAGTGCATAGTTTTTGTAAGGTCTATTATCTACTAGGTTTAACATGTAATTATATTTTTGATCTATTGCAGCTAGTTTAATTGGATCTCCATCAGCTTCTTCTACAGCAGATTGTATGTTTGCTCTTAATTGCGCAGGTGTTCCTGTTCCTCCTGTTATAAAATCAGGAAGTCTTCCTCCTCTGTCACTAAAATTATCTTCGTTTGGTTCAGCTTTATTACCAAATAAACTCAATGCTCCTAGGCCCAAAGCTCCTACTTTGAATGGATTAAAAACACCATCATATTTACCATCCTTACCACCACCCATTAAAAAACTAGCACCTGGTATTTGTCCAAAAGAAAATTTACCTAAATCAGTAGCTCTTTGCATACCAAATAAATTACCACCACCTGCATAGTATGTACCGGCTGCTAGTAATGCCATCTTACCTACATCACTTTTTAAAACTTTTCCTGCTGCATCGGCTACACCGCCTACAACTTTCTTAACACCTTTAACTATTTTACCTAAAAAATATCCTTGTCTTGGTATAGTACTCATGATGCCGCCCATATTTCTTGGCACTCTACCACCTTGATTAAATACATAAGAAGCTCTTCTTACATCTGCTGCTTCTGCACCAGCACCAAAACGTGATGGATCAAATGTAAATTCTTGTGTTTCTTTTTCTTCTTCAACAGGTGCAGCACCATAATTAAGAGGTAATAAATTTTGGCCCTCACCATCTCCTCCAACATCTGCATAATTAAAAAGAGTGTTTCCAAACATGTCTTTAACAGGGTTTCCAAATTGATCTCTTCGAATAGATTTTATACCAACTTGACTCATATCTCCCGAAACAGATAATCCAGGTGAACCTATGTCTCTTGCATACTGTGCAAAAGCACCATCATCAAATTGTGTTAAAGATTCAAAATCGTCAAAAGAAAATTTAGGAAAATCTTTGTAAGAAACAGATTTCTCTTCAAAAGGTAAACTATTTGAATATCCAAATTCTGTAGCCTCTAATAAGTTTTTTAAATTTTGTGGTAAGGTATCGTATTTTGCACGATCAGTCCTTTTTAATTTTGATAAAAATTGAAGTTCGTTTTTAGGATTATTTCCAATAATATTATATAATCCTTTTTTTCTATTTCTTACGTAATTTTTTCCAAAATCAAATACTGAACCAGCAACATCGAATGCTTTTTGAAATGGTTTTTGTTTTTTACCTGCATTAAATGATTGTGGTTTTCCTTTAGGAGCTTGTGGATTATAACTTGGATTACTATCGGGATTACGATCAAACGAAGTTTTAGTGCTTCCATCTGATTGACGTGTTTCTACTTGTCCTGTGTTTTTCCAACCTGTCGTATTAGCCGGATCGTAATCCGCCATAAAATTTCGGGCCATAATTACATCCCTCTGTTATAGAGACCCATCAAACCACCGTTGGCTGCCATTGCAACTTTTTCTCTCATGTCAACATCAGCTATTCCGCCACCAGGCATTTGTTCCTGCATGTTAACATTCTCGCTCATCATCATTCCTGGAGCTTGAGATTGGATTCCTGATTGATCTTGTTGCAACTGTTGTAAAATTTGTTTCCAAATACCACTTTCAAAAAAAGCTTCAAAACTTTGAAACTGTACTTTTTGTTCTGGCTCCATTTGTGACCATATTTCTGCCGCAATTTGCATGCTTTGATCATTGGGTTCTTGTCTACCCATTCTAATATCACCACCACTATACTTGATGTCAGGTGCTCCAGCTTGTATCGATTCGTTCATTGAAATTTTTTCTTCCATAGTACCTCCTTTTACTTTGTTTTTCCTATTAAATCAAGAGGTGGCATGATAACTGTTACATCTCTTTGCACATCTTCTTCAGGTATATTTGCAGCTTTTAATGCTTCTTCAGTCTCGTAGACTTCACCTGTTTGTTTGTTTTTAATAGTTGTTATTATTTTGTCTGGTGTTATTATTGGTATATCTTCCATTATGTTGTTACCTCTTTCTTAATGTTTAAGTAGCTAATAGCTACATCAAACGAATCTGTTGTGCTTGATTGTATTGTAAAAGATGTACCACCTTCTACTATTAGCGGTTGGGTTAATAATTCTGCTGTTGTGTTTGCTGTTAATTGTGCAGATTTAATAGCTGTAATACTGTTGTTAGTAACAGTAATAACTGGTGTACCTGCTGATGTAACAAGTATTGATTTGATAACTATTGTTTCATTGACTGCAGGAATACTAGCACCCAGTGGTGTAAGTGCACTACCACTAGTATTATTATCTATACCTTTAAATTTATATTGGTTTACTACTGCCATTAATCTAAAAAGAAACTTCTAGCTTCTATCTCCTGTTTTAATTCTTCTTGAAATGTACTATTTAATTTTTCTAACACTGCATCTAAATCTCTAACTAACGATTGTGATACATCTTGATCATATTCAGAACTTGCTCTAGTTAATGATTGTACTATTTTTGCCATTATCTTCTTCCTCCAGCATGTATATCTAATCTAAACGTACCTAATTTCCAACTAGTATCTACTGCAGTGTTGGATATTGTAAGAGCTATTGATCTTGCTCTTGCACGTGTGTCAACTTTTGTTGTAGTAGAAGAAATTGTAAAAGGACCTAATGATGAACTAGCCGCTGCATCGTTTGGATAGTTTCTTAAATCTAATTGTATAATAGAATTTCCTTGTTGATTTATAAAGTCAGGTATAATTCTACTTACTCTCATAATGTTTTCTCCATCTCCTCTAAGATCAGCCATGTTAGTAGCTGCTCCTCTTACAACTTTTTGTGTAATATCATAATCACCAGAGGTAATGTTAGCTGGAATAGCTGTTGTTACTCCTCCTCTTATTTGATTAACTCCTGTTTCATGTTCATAGTAATAAGTAATTCCTTCTGTATTACCTTCTACATCAAATGAGTCATCATCACCTGCATCGTATTGAGTTGCATGTGGTAAACCAAACACAGCAGAATCCTGCCAAGTAGTTCTAATAAATAAACTACTCGCATTTACAAACCAAATAGGTCGTTTAGCTGTAGAATCTAAATAACTATAAGTAACTGATTGTGTATTTATATTAGAACCAGACTCTGGATAAAACCAAGTAACTTCACCAAACAAGTTATTAATACCCGCATAAACCATTTGATTAGATGTTGTGTTTAAATTGTCATAGACATAATCTTCAACCAAACAGTCCATAGATTCTAGTTTACCGGTGTATCTAAAAAAACCATTATCAGACATCCAATACGCAGCTCCGTCAACTTCAACAGCTGCATTCCTACCAATCAATCCACAGTTAGTACCAACTTGTTCATAAGCAAATGTAAATGGAGTTCCAACAAAACGCATAGTAAATAAAGCCGTATCTGTCCAAACGTAAAGTGCATTTCTACCAAGTTTAGCACCCATGATCCGTGATCCAGCGGCCAGTCTTTGTGTGCCAGCACTATTTTCAGCTGTGGGTGTATACTCATTAATGTTTTCTTGAGACGAGAATCTTATAAACATATCATCTTGTGAAGATTTATCTCCAATAGTTGTTTCAGTGCCAAAGAAAACTAAGTGACGATCGGGTGTAGATACTAACATATCTCTAGATGCAGTTGGTGCACCAGATATAATTGTTGCTCTTGTTCTTACAGCATTAGTTAGATCTGAGTTCCATTCAAAACATTCACCATTAAATATTAATGCAATAGCAGTGCTTCCTAAATTGTCTAAAGACCACATACCAGGTTCTGCAACTTTATCCGTGGTCGCTGCTGCTTGACCCCATCCAGAATAATTACTATGATCAGTTACGGTTGCACCATTAAGATGCGAAGCTCTAGTGGTTCCTCTAACTGCTCTAGTAATTCCGGTAAAACTTGTAGCTGTTACTCCTGTGTAAGATATTTCTTCTGTTCCTACTTGTATATAATTTGTTCCTGCTGTTGGAAAGTTAGCTGTGCTTGCTACATTAATTGTAGTTCCTGTTCCCCCAGTTCCAAACGCATCATTATTTAATGCTCCAACTAGTGTAGTAGTTTGAGGACTACTTGCTGTTCCCCCGTACTGAGATATACCCCATCCAAATACTCCAACCTGATCAGGTGGTCCTACATGATAATATTGAAAATAAGTTATTCCTCCAGAAGTAGTTGCTCCTCCCCCTGTTTCATTACTAGGCATTGTAATAGTTAATGCTGTTCCAGATACTGCTGTTACCATAAATTTTTTATCAGCAAAATCTGCAGCAACAAAATTAGATCCCGTAATAGCAACAAATGTACTAGCATCACCAAATAATATAATGTCACCAGTTTCAAAATTATGTGCTGCTGGAAAAGTAATAGTTACTACAGGTGAACCGTTAGTTGTGCTAAATCCATTTGTAATAGTTGTACCTAATGGATTAACTAAAGGGTGTATATCATAATAAACACCTCCTGTATAAACGTATAAAATTCTATTAGTGCCGATAAGAGAGTACTTAATACCTGTTTTATTTACCATGTGATGTAAACCCCTAGCTGCGCCAGTTAGTTTACTGTTCCCTAATTGAGACCAACCACCTATTTTTTCAGGTGTGCCATATCTAAAACGAACATTTGTACCACCTGTCCACTGTGATTCAGCGCCGGTAGATGTAACTTGTTTATTAAAACCTGGTAAAAATCCTAATTTTTGTAGCATAATATCACACTATATAGTTATATTTGTAATAAATCTAGATTAACTTGATCACCTATTACACCTTTTACAAAACTATTGAAAGCCAAACTAGTCCTAATATTAGGAGAATTCTTAGTATCTACGGAATGTGATAAATAAGAAGAAAATAATATAATTGAATTGGACCTTACTGGAAGTACAAAATCATGAGAATTCCATGCATTGTATTCTTTAGGATACATTAAAAATTGTAAAGAAT